GATGATGGTGCAGGCGGTGTTGCGAATTATTTTAGATTAGATGGTGGTGAGCAAATATCAGTTGCATCTAAAAATATAAGATTTGAAGATGGGATAAAAAGCACCTACGGTAATTCTGATGATTTAGAGATTTACCATGATGGTAGTAATAGTTACATTAAAGAAAAAGGAAATGGAGTTTTAAACATTTCTGGTGGGAATGCTATTAACTTTCTTACGGGAAATAGTGCTGATGAAACAGGTTTAACTATTGGTACAGACGGTGCTGTAGCACTTTATCACGACAACGCAGTAAAACTAGCCACAAGCTCAACAGGCATAGACGTAACAGGAACTATTACATCTTCAGATAGCATAATACTTTCAGGAGATGCTACACGGGTTAGATTCACATCCACAACAGGTCCGCAAGGTCTTGAATTTGGCGATACAGAGGCTAATCCAAATTTTAGAATTTACTATAGAACTTCACCTAATACTTTAACTTTTGAAAATAATGGAGAAAGTGCTAAACATACTTTTGATCTAAGTGGTAGTTATACTGCAGCAGGTGGCATTACATCAGGAAGTGCAGTTAGTGTGGGAACATCAATTGAGATGAGTGGTGGCGTTGATAACTCTATAGATTTTACAGGTACAGGTACAGACACAACATCAAGAAAGTTTGCTTACGAAGCTTCAGACGATCATTATGTCACAAATAGACATGGTGGAGGTGACTTAGTATTAATGTCTAATAATGGTACTAATGGAGGTGAAACAGTAAGAATAAGATTACAGGGAGGTTCAGGTACACAAGATATAGACATTACTAATGCTAACTTGGATATGAACTCCAATAATATTAAAGGGGTAGGCACAATTAATTCAGGTGCTATTACAAGCACAGGCGAAGTTGAGGCTACTGCTTTAGATATTAATGGTAACGGAGATATTAGTGGCAATCTAACTCTTGGTGGTTATCTAGCAGGTCCCGCTACCTTTACAATCGACCCTGCGGCAGTTGGCGATAATACAGGAACAGTTGTCATTGCAGGAAACCTACAGATCGATGGTACAACTACTACAATTAATTCAACCACTGTAAACATAGATGATTTAAATATTCAATTAGCAACTGGTGCTATTAATGCTGCAGCAGCCAATGGTGCAGGACTTACAGTTGATTGTGGTTCTGATACTGATGCCACATTTACCTATGATGGCACAAATGATAAATGGGATTTTAATAAAAACGCCACATTCTCAGGAACTATATCTAGTGGTGCTATTACATCTACAAGCTATATAACAGCAAGTAGTGCTCATGGCGGTGTTTCACTTACCCATAATGATGGGTATGGCAATGCAAACGTAACTTTTAACCATAGATCAGGCGTACCTGAGCAAAACGGGCAAGCTGCTCGTATAGCTGTTAATACAGATGGAACAGGAACTGAGGGCATTATAGAGTTTGAAGTGTCGGCATCAGATGTAACGTCAGGGACCGCGGTAAATCTTACAACAGCAATGGTTTTGGCACATGACTTTGTTGAAATACCGCAATATATATACCATTACAACGATACTGATACTTATCTTAGATTTAGCAATGATAGGGTAAGGCTTTTTGCAGGTGGCTCAAGTGTATTTGATGGCAGTGGTCAAGAAATAAGATTAGGCAATAAAGTTCAAATTGGTGATACTACAAATCAAAATCAGTATGGATTCCTACAAGTCAATCAAGAAGCAAATAATGACGAAAGTGGAATAGCTATATTAGATTCAACAGATGCAAGATCAATGAGACTTTGGGTTGATGATTCAAACTCATATATAAATTCAGGCAATGGCGGAGCTGCACCTTTAATTCTTAATGAAGCAATCACAGTATCATCAGGCGGTAATTTAACTGGGGTTGGAACTATCTCATCAGGTGCTATTTCAGCGACCTCTATCGGCGTTACAAATATAGTTACTAATAAAGTAGTCAAATTCAATGGGTCAATATTAGACGATTCAAATATTACAGATACTGGTTCACTAATCACACTTGGTTCTAATACAACGGTATCAGGAACTATAAATTCAGGTGCTATAACATCATCTGGTAATCTTCATGCAGGAGATGGCACAGACATTAGTATGGATGCTTCTGCTAATGGACAGCTAGAGGTTGATGGAAATGGTTATCAGGGTGCTATTGCTTTAGATGCAAATGCAATGCACTTGTATCATAACTCAAGTAGTAGAAGTTTGGTTTTGGGAACGAATGAAACTGCAAGACTTACAATTAGTGGAACAGGTGGATTTGACTTTGAATCTAATCCCGTTCAGGGAATAACAACTTTTACTAGCAGTGGTAATATAACAACAAGTCAACACATACAACTTGGTAGTGGTTATAACTTATCTTGGGGTGGTACTTATGCAGCTAATAAACCTACTATTGCAGGAGCAGGTGGTTTTATAGCTTTCTATCCTACTGGAGCTACTGATGGTGAGGTAATAAGAATTGATGCTGATGGTATTGATATGAATAGTCATAATCTTACCGAGGTTGGAACTATCAGTAGTGGTATTATAACAAGCACAGGTGCTGATTTCTCTAGCACTATTGAAGTTAATGGTTCAGGAACATACGCTATTGTAGACAATGGCTCGGTAGGTTGGTCATATAGTCCGCAAGAAAGCGGAGTTGCTTCTGTAAGATATTTTTTGCTATTTAATTACGATAATAATGCTTCTTATCCATATTTAACTAATAGAACACCAAGCGGTAGAGTAAGTATTTATGCAGGTACAGCAGCAGGTGCTGGTGAGAATGAAAAAATAAGAGTCAATGGTGGAGATGGTACTACTGAAATAGATATGTTCGGAACACTGGACATGAACACTAACAATATAACTAGTGTTGGTGCTATCACAAGTAGTGGTAATGTAAGTGCAGACACTCTTACATTAACAGCAGGAAATGATAATTTAACAATTACTTCAAGTGCAGACGATTGGTATTTTAGAAACGCACAACAAAATAATGGACTCGTTCTTTACAATGGTGCTGGTGGTATAGATATTCAATATGCAGGAACAAGCGTACAAAAGTGGGACTCAGATGGTGGCACTAATCTTATAAGCGGTAGTTTTAAGATGGGAGGTTCTGAAATTATTAACTCTTCAGGTGTTTATCTTAATACAATTTCAAGCTCACAAGTTACAACTGCTTTAGGTTATACACCATATCAAGAAGACACAGCCTTAAGTGCAACTACAGGAGTATTTAGTTCTACTGTAAATATAGATAGGGAGCTTCGTTTAGATGCTCGTGGTGATGGTGGTGATGGCGATAATGTTTTAGCTTTTAAAGATAGTAGTGGTAACTATTCTATTCGTCAAAATGTTAATGATGGTAATGGTAACTATTCTATTTCTATTGGTTATTCAGGTGTAGGAAATGGTCAATATGCAGTAACAGGTGATGGTGCAGGTAAAGTATTATTTGGCGGTCATGGTAGAGATGGAGCAGTTTCAATTAATGCTGCACCGACTGGAACAGCGGGTAATGATATTTCATTTTCCATAGGGCTACTTGTTGATGGAAGTGATAATACAATTCGTGTTGGTGCACCTGCAAATGGAACAGGTTTAGATCTTACCGCAGGTACTAAAGTATTTGATGCTAGTGCTAACGCTTTTGCTACATCTTATAGTGTTGGTGTTAATGAGGTTATAAGCAGTACAAGAGTAGGAACTTTTCCAAGTATAAATCTTGATGACCAAATTATTTCTACAGGCGATACGAATACCTATATGCAATTCCATGCAGCCGATCAGTGGCGAGTTGTTACTGGAGGTAGTGAAAGACTTGAAGTAAATAATAATAGAACTGCAATAAATAACGGTTATCTACAAATTACTGGAAGTGATAGTCACCTTATAGCAACAACCACAGCAACAGCATCTACAGTAAGGATAGGCAAAACAGCAAGCACTCGGTCTGCTATTGTTTTTGATACGAGTTCGACTGGTACTACAAGTACTGCAAGAACCTATACAATAGAAAACGCTGCGGGAGATAGACTAAGAATTGGTAATCCAGACCATCCTGAAGCTCTTGCAATTAATTCTTCAGGTAACGCTACTTTTGCAGGAAATATTACTGCTCCTAAATTGTATATTAATAATGGAACTACTTATGGTGTTGGTATTGTTAACGGTGCAAGTGCAAGATTTGATACCGTTGATTCAGGAAATGTAAACGACCCATTAGAGCTTTGTTATTATAGTGGTAACGGTGTTAGGATTGGACCAAATGGTGGAGATCAGTATCTATCCGCAGGTAGTATACAGATTACTGGCGATACAGTAATAAGTTCAGGTCGTGCTGTAACAGCAGTTTCATATGGTTCTCCAGCTAATACTCAAACACTTTACAATGGCTTTAATGGTGTCCCAATGGTACAAGGTGTGAATGGAGCAGCTTATTATCATGGTTCAGATAATGCTGGTTACGGTATTGTTATTCAGGGCGGACACCCTATATGTAAATCAGTAAAAATAGGTTCAGTTAATGCAGGAACAACTGTAATAGATTCCTCAAGACAGCTAACCAATATTTCTGCAATTCTTGGTAATAGTTCTTCAGGCGGTACAACTACTTTTAATGTTGGTCGTGGTGATGTTTACTTTGAAAATAATGGTAACTCAAATGCAAACGGTGCAGGTATAACTTTAAGAACAGGTACAAACCCAACTACAGGCTCTATATTTGATGTAAGGTCAAGTGGACAGGCTTGTAGATTTTTTTCAGGACAAAGTATAACTACAGCAGGAATAAATCCTTTTTATGTTGGAGCCCCTTCAACTGGAACTGAATCAACCGCAGCTAACTATGCAATCCTATTAAACACTAATGGTGACATAAAAGCAGAAGGTAATATCACTGCTTATGGAACAGTTTCAGATATAAGACAAAAAGAAAATATAGAGCAAATAGATAAACCTATTGAAAGATTAGAAAAAATTAAAGGTGTTACTTTTAATTATAAAAAGAAATCAGAAGATGAAAGACTAATGGGTGTTATCGCTCAAGACTTGTTAAAAGATGATATTTTAAAACTTGCAGTTTATGAACAAGAAGACTTTAAAGCAGAAGACGATGACCCACTTAAACACACTTATGGTGTAAGATATGAACATTTAACAGCAATATTAATTGAAGCTGTTAAGGAACAACAAGAACAAATAGAGTCACTAAAAAATGAAATCAATAACTTAAAAGGAGAAAAATAATGGCTATTGAAAAGACCCGTGCCTTACACCGGCTTGAAGTATACCCTGGAGATGAAGATCCAAGAGTAATGGTGATATATGAAAATACTTTTGATGATTCAGAAGATGATGAATTACCTGTGGTGCAGACGCAAGTAAAACACCTAAACAAAACTGTTACTGATAATTCAGACCCAGAGAACCCTGTTGTTAGTGATACAGATTATTCTGGCGAAGATGCCTTAGTAATATCAGTATGTGATGCAATCTGGTCATAAATAAATGCCGCTACCAACAACTAGTATTAGTTTAAACGCTATTCATGTAGAAGTTGGCGGAACATCTGGCACCACTGTATCTTTAAATGATACGGATGTTAGAGGTATAGGAGCACCAGATTCCACCTATGATGGTGGTAATGGCATTAATACAACAAGCGGTAGCACTATATCTATTGGCGAATTTAGGAACGCATCAGCCGCATCTTTAGACACTTGGCCTTTATCAGGCCTAGCTACCGCTCCAGATCCATGGGGTTTTAAAAGCTTTACCTCTTCCTTTTATGCACAAGTAGGCTGTACTTATGCCCAGAAGGTAGATACTGCTAACGATAGACTGGAGCATAGATTCTCTACTTATGACTCAGGTACAGCACAAACATTTTCATACGCTTATCAGGGGTACACAGGATTAGACAGTGCTACTTTTGAATGTAAGGCTGTTTATAGTGTCAGCTCTTCAGGAACTGTAGGTAGTGTAGAAAATCCTACTGGAGGAGCTCCCTCATCAGGAACCTGGGCAACTGTAAGCACTTCTTCCTACAGTCCCTTCTTTCAATGGAAAGTTACTGTTAGCTCTGGTAGCGGAACCAGATCATTGAGTGGCAGTGCGACTTTTTATATGAGAGCTTCCTTAAGCGGTACCTATTACCCAAGTTCAAGTGGTTATAACAGTGGATCTAAAAACATATCTCTAAGTGCGACAAGAGGAACGGCGGGACCTGGCGGAGGAGGTTTATAATGAGCCTGGGACCTATAACCAATGTTCCTTATGTTATTCAACAACATGATGAGACTACCTTTACTATAGTAGATAATAACACTGAGGAAGATATACAAACTTTTACAACACTAGAAGCAGCAGAAAATTATATGTGGACTAATTTAGTTGACTAAAATATAGTAAAATACACATATGATAGATAAATTAATTGAACCAGTTTCGAAAATTCTAGATAAATTTGTTGCTGATAAAGATTTAAAAGTTAAATTACAGCACGAATTGAATACTGAATTACATAAAGCCAATATGGCCCAAATAGAAATCAACAAAGTAGAAGCGGCCCACCGAACAGTATTTGTTGCTGGCTGGAGGCCTTTTACCGGCTGGAGCTGTGCCGCAGCCCTTTTTTACCATTTTCTTTTACAACCTTTGCTCATTTTTATTTTTGCAGCATTAGGGTATAATTTTGAATTACCAGAGTTTGACATGAGTTCACTTATGACTATACTTTTAGGTATGCTTGGATTAGGCGGATTAAGGACCTATGAAAAGCAAAAACAATTAACTAAATAATAAGGAGTATTACAATGACTGACACAGTACAAGATAACCAAGTAAAAACAATTAATTTTGATGGGGTTCAATACACCATCGAAGACTTAACCCCTAGAACAGCAGATGGTTTCAATTCTCTTGTTAGAGTTCAACAAGAAATAAATGAAATTGCCTATCAGTTAAAAGTAAAACAAGCTGCTCAACTTCAATTTTCTTCTGACTTAAAAATTTACTTAAAAGAAGATAAAGTAAAGGGTGTAGAGATAGAACAAGAAAAAAGTGATTGACAGTGAAAAGGTGGAAATACTTTACTGAAGACGAAGTAAGGTGTAAACACACTGGTTTATGTCATATGGATGATGACTTTATGCATAAACTAGATATAATAAGAGAAGAGGTTGGCGTACCTTTTATTGTTTCTAGTGGTTATAGGGATAAAACTCACCCCATAGAAGCTAAAAAGCCCACTCCAGGAGCCCACGCATCGGGCAAGGCAGTAGATATATTAATTAGAGGAAAGGACGCTTTAAAAGTAATTAAAGTGGCCCTAAAACATGGTATAACAGGCCTTGGCGTAAAACAGCATGGGGACTCTAGATTCATCCACCTCGATGTTCTAGACTCAGAGCCATGTAGACCAAGACCTACGGTATGGAGTTACAAGTGAATGACATCGAATATAAAAGATTAGAAAAAATAGAAGATAAGATAGATAAACTATCTGATGCTATTATTTCTATAGCGCGTATAGAGGAGAGGGTAACAACGGTTTTGAAACAAAATGATAGGTTTTTTGTTCGGTTAGATAAGTTGGAAGACCGAGTAGACGATGTTGAAAAAAAAGCAACCTTAAATACAAAAGGGGTTAACAACGTAGAAAGGTTTTTCTGGATTATAGTATCTGCAGTTGTCGCTGCAATAATGTATAATTTCAGATGATATGGCATATTTTAAACTTATTACATTTGGCGGTATAGCTCCACAAGTATCACCAAGGTTACTACAAGACCAAATAGGTCAAACCGCTACAAACGTTAACTTAGACAGCGGTAAACTAGCCCCTATTTATGGGTATAGTAATGCAAACGACTTAACAAATGCTTCTCAAGATAGTATTTATAAATACACAGACTCTCCAGAACGTTGGCTTCAGTTTGATGAAGAGGGCGTTGATGTAGTCCCAGGGCCCATTGCCGGAGATACAAATAACACTGTATATTGGACAGGTCAATCATACCCTCGAATGGGCAGGAGTGATGTTATATTAGGCAGTGAACCTTACCCTTCTAGTCATTATAGGCTAGGTATTCCCGCGCCTACTACAGCACCGACCGTTGCCCTTCAAGCGGAGGCCTCGTTTGATGCTACGGTAACAACTTTAATTAACTCTGGTACGATTACAGTGACTACAGCCACGGCCCACGGTGCATCTGTCGGAGATTATGTAACATTAGCTGGGTTCCCAACTACAGATGAAATTGAATCAACAGATATAAATGGGGGTTTTAAAATTACAGCTGTACCTTCTACAACTACAGTAGAAGTAAAAACCTCTGGATCAGCTAATGCAGGTAATGTTACCACTGCAAGCATTACAGACGGGGCTACATTTAAAGCACAATCAGACGCCCTTGCTGATTACTCTACTTCGTACGTATACACTTTTGTTAGCGCATATGGGGAAGAAGGCCCCCCTTCACCTGCATCAACTGTTTTAAGTACTGATGATAATAGAGTAATAGAATTAACAGATTTAGAAACAACTAGTTCAAAAACGAATAGTAACTTTGGTACCGCCTCTAAAAAACGTATTTATCGCTCTAATACCGGATCAAATACTACTGCATTCCAATTTGTAGGTGAAGTTACTATGGCTACTACTTCTTTTACAGATGTTTCAGATAATGACCAGTTAGGAGAAATTATTCCTTCTTATTATTGGATTGGCCCACCGGATGATGATACTAGTACTTACCCAGATGGTCCGCTTCAAGGTTTAACTGCTTTACCTAATGGTATTTTTGCTGGTTTTACAGGAAAACGTATTTGTTTTAGTGAGCCTTTTTTACCACATGCATGGCCTATTATATACAGGATTACGTTAGAAGAAGAAATTGTAGCAATAGGAGCTGCAGGTAATGGCGTAATTGTTACTACAAAAGGTAGACCTTATTTAATAGCAGGTACTGACCCTCAATCTATGAGTGCTATACGTATTGAGGCCGCACAAGCTTGTTTAGCTAAATCATCTTTAGTTGATATGGGTCCATACGTTATGTATGCCTCTCCAGATGGTTTAGTAGCAGCAGCCGGTACAGATGTAAATGTGGTTACAGAAGGGATAATTTCTCCAGCTCAATGGCAAACTAGTTATTTTCCTGGGACTATTAAAGGGTTCTTATGGGAGGGTAGATACTTAGGTTTTTATACAGACGGCAATGGAGACACGGCTGGGTTTATATTTGACCCAAGAGGTGGTACAAATAGTTTTGTAGAATTAACTGAAAGTGCAGCTATAAGAGGTGGATTTACTGACCCCGATGATAATAACGCTTATTTAATAATCCAACAAAAAATTAAAAAATTCCAAGGTGACACTGATACAACTAGAACTTTAACATTTAAAACTAAAGAATTTGTACCACCCCGCCCTACTAGCATGGGTTTTGTAAAAGTAGTAGCAGAAGACTATCCGGTTACAATAAAAGTGTATGGAGATGGTAATTTATACTATAACGCTACTATATCTTTAACTGGTGTAGCAGGCCCTGCTTATAGTGTAACAGGGAGCGCTCCTACTAGTTTTAGTGCTACTTTGCACCCAGAACCTATTCTTAGGTTACCTGCTAAGTTACACACCAACTATGAGATAGAAGTGATAGCTACAGCTACTGTAAACGAACTTTGTATAGGTGAATCTATAGATGAATTAAGGGAGATTTAATGGCTACTAAAGGCACAAAAGTACCTGCAATTAAAAACATTCCAACTAATTTAGATTTTGAAGTTAAATCTACTTTAGAATCTATGAAAGAAGCTTTGGAAGTAAGGCTTGGTAGAAGAGGGGATCCAAGAGATAGGGCCATTACTCTAAGAGAGCTAATAGAAAGTGGGTTAGCCAAGGAACTAACAAACAATCCTTTTAACCCCAACGCCCCCGGAGGAGGGGGTTTCGGCCCTCCGGATGAGCCTCCCGGAGATTTAACTACTCCCCCCGCCCCTTTTGGGCTAACAGCTAATGGTGCTTTTACCGCCATTATTTTAGACTGGAATGGTATGAGCGCTTCTGCCCCTTATGGCAATCACGCTTTTACAGAGATTTGGAGGTCTCAATCAAATGAATTAGCGGGAGCTGTTTTTGTTGCTAGTACAAATGCGTTTGTGTATACAGATGAAGTTGGATATAACAAAACCTATTATTATTGGGTTAGGTATGTTTCAGATCAAAATATTCCAGGGCCTTTTAATGATACTAACGGCGCCGAAGGTGTAACTCTAGAAAGTGTAGAAGAGGTTATGACCGCTTTAACAGAAGAAATAAAAAACCTACCCGGTTTTTTAACGTTAAACACTGATATGAGTATTACCCTAGCGGGGGTAAACAGGACACTACAAGCTACTTTTGAAACAGTAAATGATTTAGCTCAAGATGCTCAAGATGCGGTAGACGCATTAGAGAGTATAAACGCGCCTTCTGTTATAAGATCAGACGACCCCCCAACTGTAAGGCCAGATGGTACAAGTTTACTTGCAGGGGATATTTGGTTTGAAACAGACAACAACAACCAAATATATGTGTATACAGGGTCAACTTGGTCTACAACAGCTTCTGGCGCTTCTTCCTCTATTGACGAAACCTTACAGTCTGAAATTGATGCTAATGGGTTAGCTATTTCATCAAATGCTTCAAATATTCTATTGGTTGCGGGCGTGTCAGGCGCACAAAACATATCAACATCAATAAATATTACAAGTTTAAACTCGGCTATAACAGACTCTACAACAGGTTTAGCGGCTAATGCGAGCGCTATAAACCAACTAACTACAAGAGTAGACGATGTTGACGTCGACATTTCTACACTTTCAAACTCTGTAACCGCTCTTCAAGCTACCGTTACTGGGTATAACGGAACTAATACAATAGCTAGTGCTATTAATGGGTTGCAAATACAAATTACTGCAAACGACGGCGACATAAGTGCAAACGCCACAGCTGTTACAAATTTAAATTTAGCTTTAACTGGGTATACAGGTAGCGGAGCTGTTGCTACTGCTATTAGTGGGTTACAAACTTCAATCAATACAAATGCAGGTGATATTGTAAGTATATCAAATAACGTAATTGGTTTAACAAATTCACTTTCAACTACTAACTCTACTAAAAACCAAACATTTGTACAGACTTCAGCTCCTACCGCTATTGCAGTAGGGGACCTTTGGATAGATTCAGATGATAACAATAAACTGTATAGATGGGACGGGTCTACTTGGGAAGAAGTTGCAGACACTTCTGGCATAGCTATATACGCACAAAATAGCCAGCCAACAGGGGCAAATGAAGGAGACCTTTGGTTTGATACAGATGATGATAACAGACAATATAGATGGGATGGCACACAATGGGCAGAAGTAACAGACCCAAGAATTGGCCTAAAGACCACTACATTTGTTCAAAGCACAGTGCCTACCTCAACAGCTATTGGGGATACTTGGATACACACAGGTAGCAGTAACCAATTATATGTAGCTAGGTCTATTGGTGCAGATCAAATAACTGCTGGAGAATGGGAAGACGCACAAGACGGAGAAATAGCAGCTAACTCTAGTGCAATTAACACTTTGGAAAGTGAAGTTTCACTAATTGATGGCACTCTTACATCTAATTCTGCTGCAATCCTTTCTTTGCAAAATGCTCTATCTGGATATACAGGTAGCGGAGCTGTAGCTAGTGCTTTTCAAAGTTTAACAAACACTGTCACTGCTATACCGGTAAACTTCAGACAAGCAAATGCTCCCACTGGCACTTTAACAGAAGGAGATTTATGGATTGATACAGACGACAATCAACTGTATAGGTACAACGGTAGTAGTTGGCAAACCGTTCGTGATTCAGTAATTACTGCTAATTCACAAGCTATTACTACTTTACAAGCTACGGTAAACAATTCAAACACAGGGGTAGCGGCAAACGCTTCTGCAATTGATGCATTAGAAATTACCGTAACAGGGACCGGGGGCCATGCTACGCGAATCGGGGCTCTTGAAACAACGGTTAATAACAGTAATACAGGGGTAGCGGCCAACGCTTCGGCTATTTCCAGTTTAGAAACTACAGTCGAAACTAAAAACAAAAGTTTTGCACAGGTATCAGCCCCCGGAAATACTTCAGGAAATGATTTAAAAACAGGTGATTTGTGGATTGAGACAGATAATAACAATAAATTATATAGATGGAATGGTGCTACTTGGGCACCTTTATCCCCTTCTACAGTTACAACCTTTGCACAAAATAATCAGCCAACAGCAAACCTTGTAGGCGACCTTTGGTTTGATACAGATGATGATAATAAATTATATCGTTGGAATGGATCGAGTTGGGTAGAAGTCCGCGATGATTTGATTAGTTCAAATGCTACGGCAATAACTGCAGTACAGTCTGAAATAGGTATTACTTTTGATGGAAGGTTAAGAACTACAGATGGTAGTGAGTTTATAGATATACAAACTATGTCGGGGGGTTCTACTGTTAACCACAATATTACAGCTGCCGATGTTACAACTGGAGTATTTGTAGCGCTAAGAGGCTTTGGGTCTGTAGGTGGGTTTAGTGAAATACAAATAAACAGAACTCATAAAGTTATAGAGGTAATTAACGCGACCAGATTAAAAGTAGAAGCGGCAGGGGCAACTGCTACTAGTAGTGTAAACCCTAGTACTAGAATTACAGATGGTGTTTTAATAGGAACAAATGCAGGCGTGTTACAGTTAGCTGAAACGACTACAAATACACTAGGGCAAACAGAAGCTTCTTATGTACTACAAGTAAATTCAAACGGTCATATTGCAGGTTTTGCTATCCAAAGTAGCACTGGCCCAGACGGGCAGCAACAAAGCGACGTGATAGTACAAGCAGATAGGTTTACTCTTGTACCTTCTACAGGCGTAGGAGAAGTTGCACCTTTTATCGTAGATGCTGGAGTTGTATACATAGACACAGCTCGTATTAAAGATGGTGCTATTGAGAATGTTAAGATAAAAGATGCAACTATAGAAACAGCAAAACTTAAAGATGCTGTAATTACCAACGCTAAGATAGCGGATGCTAATATAACCAACGCTAAGATAGCCGATGCTACTATACAAGGTGCAAAGATTGTTACTGCTACAATTACCGATGCTCATATATTTAACCTAAGCGCTGAGAAGATAACATCAGATTTTCTTGATGCAGATAGGATTGAGGCTGACAGTATTACTGCTACTAAAATAGAAACTACTGATTTGTTTTTACCTTCTCGTGGAGGAGAAAAAACAGGGCCGAGTATAGGTTATTTTCATGACAACGATTTTAACTATAGGCAGATCGCAGAAATAGGCAGTGGGGCTGGGTTCTACCAAGGTTTTGCAAGGATCTATAAAGGGTCTTACGCAGGACAAGTAAAAACTATAGTATTTATGGTATCAGACGGTACTTATGGAGCTTCTTATATTTATGATGTTAATACCGGTGTATATTTTTATGATGTGGGGCCTAATTTTAATATAGACGGTAAGGGGAGTTACAGAGAAGACTCTGCAAGTCATGTGGTTTTTGATACGCCTCATATAGGTTTTTTGACCGGGAACTGGATACCTAGCGGCAGATTAACTTCCACTAGAGACAGTGGAAATATTCCTTTAGCATTTAGGTATACTGGCACTGGCACTTTAAATTTTTTCATAGGTGCCCAAGGTGATAGTAACTACCAGTATGTGGGCGGAGTTGACGTTAGGTTTATTAAGTTTAGTACATAAGGAGATAGAGAATGGCTTGGAATAGTTTAATTGATGATATACATACATTTTCACTTGAGGTTGTTGTTAAAACTATTTACCACCAACGCTTTGAAGAAGGCGGGAAAAATGTTGTATATAATTTAGAATATGCAATAACAGGTACAGACACAGATGGTAGCGGTAATTCTTTTTTATTAGAACGTGAAATGTTAACTTTTAACCCATCCCAAGTAAACCCAGACGAAAATAGTTTTATAGAAATAGATGAGGTTACTGATGATATAGCAAAAAACTGGATACTAGAACACTTTGAGGGTTCAGATAACTATAATGTAGCCTTTACTAATTTAATATATGGCCCCCCAGATCCATCTGATCCTGTTGAACCAACCGACCCTGTGTGATAAGCTGTGTTTATGGAAAATTCTATAAATAAACCGATGGGTACTCCTGACCCAACTACTTATAAAAACATTAATAAGGTTAAAAAATCTTCTGTTCCCGACCATAGTGGAGAGGTACCAGGAGTAAAAGAAGATGATAAACCTTTTTATGACCCTTGGTTAGAGGAGTGAATTGTATGAGCATGTATGGTTACCCAAAAAAGAAACCCGCTAAAAAGAAAAAAGCGGTTAAAAAAGCAGTTAAAAAAAGTAGAAAAAAACTTTATAAATAATGGCTAGAAAAATAAAAAAGCCCTCAATGAAGCTTAAAAAGAAAAGCCTTACAAAAAGGCAAGAAACTGCTTTAAAGAAGCACAATAAAGGTACTAGCGCTGAGCATAAAAAGTTTATGAAAAGAAGATTACTTATGGGTGATACTATAAGACAGGCTCATAAAGCTTTTAAAAAGAAAAATGGCTAGAAATTATCGTAAAGAATACGATAACTACCACTCCAAATCCTCTCAAAAGAAAAGACGTGCCGGCCGTAATAAGGCTAGACGTATTATGGTACGTGCTGGCAAAGCTAAAAAAGGAGATGGTAAAGATGTAGCTCACAAAGATAACAACCCTTTGAACGCAAAATTAAAAAACATTAGAATGGAATCTCGTAAATCTAACCGTTCTTTTAAAAGAACCAAAACAGCTAGGCGCAAACGAGCCTAAGTATTTTATGGTAATATAATAAAGGAGAATTAAAATGGCAGGTAAAAAAAGAAAAGGGGCTACCCCTACTAACTCTAGTTTATATTCTAGGGTTAAAGCTGAAGCTAAACGTAAATTTAAAGTTTGGCCTTCTGCATACGCATCGGGTTGGTTAACTAAAACTTATAAACAAAGAGGCGGCAAATATAAATAATGGCAACTAGGAAACCGAAAGGCGGCTTAACTAAGTGGTTTGGTGAAAAATGGGTAGACATTGGTCGACCTAAGAAAAAAGGTAAGTACCAACCATGTGGCAGAAAAAAAGCCTCTACTAAAAAGAAAGGTTATCCAAAGTGTGTGCCGGCCGCTAAAGCTGCTAAAATGTCTAAAGCACAAAAAACAAGTGCGGTAAGAAGAAAAAGAGCCAAAGCCCAAGGTGTGGGCGGCAAGCCAACAAGAGTGAGGACTTATGCCAGAAAAAAGAAAAAGTAAAAAAGATCCAAGATTAGCTAGAGCTGGGGTATCGGGTTTTAATAAACCTAAAAGAACACCCAGTCACCCTAAAAAGTCTCATGTAGTTGTGGCAAAAGAGGGCGACAAAGTAAAAACTATTAGGTTTGGCGAGCAGGGAGCTAAAACTGCAGGTAAACCAAAATCTGGTGAGTCAGCTAGGATGAAAGCAAAAAGAAAATCTTTTAAAGCCAGACATGGAAGGAACATAAAGAAAGGAAAAATGTCTGCGGCTTATTGGGCAAACAAGGTTAAATGGTAGAAACTTTTAAAAAATTTCACAAGTTCATGAAAGAAGGGCGAATTATTAGAGTTTGGAAAAAATTGCTAGAAAAACCCACAAATTAGAAAAATTGACCTCACACAACGCTACGTATAGCGTTTTCTTACCCTAAGTAAGGGCATAACCTTAAAAAGACTTATAATTCTTTAGGCGGCGTCTCTGCTCGTTTGACGCGATTTCTTACTTTTAGCTGTCTAATGTTATATTTTTCAGAAGCATTTCGAATATTTATTAATTTTTTCTCTACTTCAGGTAAAGTATGCCAGTCTCTGACCTCACTATAAGTTCTACCGCACCCCGAACAACGGTCATCGCCCCATTGAGTTGTTGAACATATCCCAATGCAAGGTGAATCAGCTAAACTAGAAGTTACTCCGTTTAAATTAGAAAGCCTAGTAAACCTAGTTGTCATTTTGTTTTACATCTACAAGATGGTTTAAGTACCATTGCGCTTTAAGCAAGTCTTCTTTTCCATTCTTATATTCGTATCTCCATAAGTATTTCATTATGTTTCCTTTTAAGTATCCTTCAAAAGCATCATTAGTCATACTAGCTTGTATGGCTTTAATACATTCAATCCCCAGCCGATTATGATTATAATGGGTTGGGTGGTTTACCATATCTTCTTTTATTTTAGGCATATTTTCTCCAAAAAAGCAATGTAATCGTCAAAAGGCCAAGAAATTCTTTCAAATTGTCCTAGGCAAATGTGTGGTATATCTGGGTCTGTAAGCACGGCAACTCGGTTTTTTGACCCGAATACAATGTGTGCTGGTAAGTTGTGATCGTGTGCGCGTCGCAACCAAATTCTTTGTTGTTCTGATAAGTTTATTTTTATTTTTGAGTTACTTTTTTTAGGTAGATCATCTTTGTATTTGTATTCAACAAACAAAAAACCTTGAGGGCCTGAGTAGAATGCATCTGGGACGCCCCCATGGTATGGATCATTAATCTTCCATTTGTATATTTCTTTTGGAAGTTTTTTGTGAACCTTGTTTATAAAGTCTTTTTCTTTCATCCTTGTAAGTTAAACCTTTAAAATATATCCTCGTGACATATCTACGCACAATTGCAACTACTGTTAGTATAGCTACTTGTACTAACGAGATGTAAAGTGCATCTTGAGTAAAGTATAACATAAAAAAAAGTACACCCCAGGAAAGAGGAAAGTTTATAACAAAGCCAACTGCAGTATCGGTAACTGATTCAAGTAACGCTTTTTTATCTATTTTATGTTTCATATAACATACAGGTGCGACAGTATGTGTCGCACCCATGTAACAACATTACTTAGATACTGATGTATACAAAGCTTTTGCAGCTTTATAATCGTCGTCAGTAACCCAACCTTGGTTCTCAACAGCTATGTTGTAAAACTTTTGAGAGGCTCGGTTTTGTGTTTGAGCAGATGACATCTTCCATAATGATGAAAATCTATCGCCTCCTGCTAATTTAAGTTGAGTATTCCATTCTCTAGACACTCTTAGTTTTGACGAGGAGCAGTCAAATAAGAATGGTTGAGGACTTAACTCACCTGTTTCTGCATCTTTCCTAAGTAAAAGATGAGATTGAGTTTGGATAATATCATAGTCATCAACTGGTAAGTCTTGACCTTTGAGATGATCCAAAGCTTCGATGTTAGTTTTAAATGTACCAACTAACCCTCCGCCTTTTTCTCGCTTTCTCCAGATAACAAACTCTTCGGTAAATTTTATGTTTATTACATACATATCTTTACCGTAGTTTTCTCTGGTTATAGTGTTAATAAAATCGCCAGGTTTGGCGCTTGATATATATTCACTATGGTTTTCATCCACTTCGTTTGACAACTGTTGCAGCTGTTTTACACGTGGTGTTTGAAGGTGGTCGGTAGTGACAAACTCATTACCTAATCCTTCGCCTTTGTTAGCGTGCGCTGGCACACTTTTCGATACTAATACAACATCATTCATAGATCATTCTCCGTTTTTTTAATGTTATTATTTATTTAGACCTAAAGTTAACACGTGTTAACTCGGTCGCTCTAACTCCTGGAACGTCCTGTCCCATTTGTTGTAGTTCTCTGTAGGCGGTTGCAGACGCACGTTTTTGCATTAACTCAAACATACCTGTTTCAGCAATGTAAGTTTGCAGTGCATCCCAATCTTCTACAGTCGGTACAATTTCTTTTTTAATAGAAACTGTAGCCTTGTTGTTTGCTACTTGGTCAATGCCTTGATCTTCCAAGTTGCTCACAATTTTTGCTTCGAGTTCGTTTTTGATTTTTTTAAGAGCTGATTCTTGTTCTGATAGCTCTCTAATTTCTAAACGAACTCTATGTAGTTCTGATAATAAATCATCCATATTTTCTAATTTCAATGTAACACCTCCTTAGTGTTGGTAGATACTGACATGTGGACACTGTCTACTAAGCGTAATGCTTCTTGTCCAGACTGTTCCATAATGTCAGCTAAGTTAACGCCCGAAGGCTCTTCAATAGCTCGCCTCATAGTCACTTCACTCATTGCAAAGATTAATGCAGTTGCGATAGCTGCTGGTTCTCGTTTTACAATCTCTTGTATAAGATCTTGCATTTGTTCAGTTAAAAAAATAAGTGCGCGTTCATTTGGGTCCATTGTTTTTGGCCTCCGCTAGTATGTGTAATAAGTTTTCCATTTTACCTAACTTACCATTTAGTTTTTCATATACTTGTTTTTCCCAAGTACCTTTGGCTGCAATCATAATTGTTTCTGTTTTTTGGTTTTGACCTGCCCTATGTATACGTCTGTTAAATTGTTGAAAATGTTCAGCACTATACGTAGGTGAACACCATATAGCTGCCGTAGCTTTTGTAAGAGTTAGACCGTGGGACGTAGACTGTGGATGACAAAACAATACCTGCAATTGTCCAGCCTGGAACCTTTGTACAATATCTACTCTTTTATGTGCGGGTACAGACCCATCAATAAGTTCGTATGATATTTTTTCTTTTTCCGCAATCTTTATCAACGCATCACGTTCGTGCTTCCAATTAAAAGCTACAATGCTGTGTTTACGTTGTCCTACTAATGTCATAACTAGATCGTAACGCTCTGTATGTATGTAAGTAGCTTTACCTTCTTGGTCATATATAGCTCCTGATACAAGTTGTAATAACTTTTTAACACGAGCTGCAGCATTGATTGCATTGATTGTGCCCGCACGCGTGTACAACACAGACTCTTCTGCCAGAGTTTTGTACATCTTAGAAATTTGTGGAGAAAGTTTGGTGTATACATTTCGTACAATATTGTCAGGAAGGTCGATACAATCAGTAAGTGCGTAACGAATTGATATATCAGAAAGTTTATCAGCTACAACTTGTTCGATCCCTGGTTTGTCAATCCATTCGTTTGCAAAGCCATTAAAATGTGGTGTACAAACTTGGGATCTGTAAGACCAGAAACGGTTGCCTAAATGGTCGCCGTCATCAATTAAACATACAGGGTGCCAGAGGTCTAAAATAGAATTACTATTAGGAGTACCAGACATAGCAATTCTATTGTCAAAGTTATCAACAATAGATTTAAGATTTTTAGACCGTTGGGCCTCCCTATTTTTGAACGCAGTAAACTCGTCAATGACGAGGGTAGAAAATCCTTTGAGGTAATGTGGATGTTTACGTAGAAAGTTAACAGCTTCGAAATTGGTAATGACCATTTCAAGTTCAGTATCTTCAAATATTTTTTTACGGTTTTTAGCATAAGCAATTCCATATTTTATATTAGGTTGGAATTTTTGTATATCTTCTGCCCAACTAGCTTCTAGTATAGATAAGGGTGCTAACACAAGAGTTTTACCTGATTGATTTATAATAGCATCTAAAACAGAACGTGTTTTACCTGTACCAGGGTCTGATGTAATTAAACATCTTGGGTGGGTTTTTATAAATTCGGAAGTCTTACTTTGATGGTCGTAAGCATCTGGTATTATAACATTGTTCATAATTCATCCTTCGTTGTTTAGTATTCTGTGTTAGTTGGTTGAATACTATATTTTTATTATACATTAATTTACACCCCATTCACATATAGGATGTTCACCTTTTTTAAATGAGCACCACTTGCAGTTGTAGTTTGATGGGTTAGGTGAGAATTTAGTAGCTGTAGTCATGTCTAAAGCTCGCTGATGTAGTTTTGGCATAAACATCATAGCTTGGTCTCGCGTATATACTTGAGTTGTAGTTTCGGCTTGGTCTAAATACCAAAATTCAACTTGTATACTTTCTAAGTTAGGGTACCTAAAGAAACTACCAATTGCGTATGTAATCCCTTGCTGGCTATGAGATATTTCATTACCAATCTTTTTGCCTGTTTTGTAATCAATAACTCTTGCTGATGTTTCTGTTTCATGGTGTATTGCATCTAACTTGATACGGGCCCATGTTACAGGGTCCATCCAGCCACAAGGTTCCCAATCTAAAGTAAAGCCCCATTCTCCTTCAAGTTCTACATTAGCATTAGCAAATTCTTCTCTAAGAGTTTTAAACTCTTGTTCAAACTTATTACATGCAGTTGGTAATTCAGCTAACTCACCTTTAACGTAAGCTTCACATTGGTCATGTATCTCTGTACCACGTGCGGCTGCTGGACCATAGTCTTCTTGTACACGTTTTACTTTAGATATATAAGAACGGTACGCACAAGTTTCGTAAGTTTTTAAAGCCGAGTGGGACCACGCAGGGATAAGACCTAATTCCGTTTCTTTGTCCGTCGCTATTACATTCTCTAGATCAGGACGCTTGTTTTGTACAAGCTTAGACATATAATTCCTTTATGCTTTCTTTAATAAGTTTAAATCAGTTTCTTCGAAATGACTTTCTATTAATTCTTCTCTAACATTATTGTCTACTTTCCAAGTTAATACAACCCCTCTTACTGTTTTATCTTTTATACGTTTAACAGCAGTAGTAATATTTAATCGTGACATTGCTTTTGTAAAATCTCTTTGAGAAAGTTTATTACGACTGTCAGTAAGTACATCATATGTTAATTTTAATTGAGACATTGGTATGCAAGTTTCTTGTCCTGCTTTAGCTATCCAATCTTTTATATATCTTTGAGAAGTAGTAATAGGGCCAGCTTCAAATGTATTTGTAAGTGGTATTTCTAAAATGTCTATAAAGTATTCTAAGTTTCTTTGGCGTACTGCGAATGCAAATTCTTCTAATACAGACATAGATATTTCTTTCATTTGAGATTTAGCTTCATTTTCTAAAGTAGTGTGTGCCATTTTATTATCTACTTTAAAAGATTTAAGAACTCCTGCAAATGTAAAAAGTTCTTGAGAAAGAGTGTCAATGTTATTAATTACTTCAGGGTGTTGTTGGTCTATTTTAATTTCTTGTCTGGGCCCTACATTGTAACGTCTGTCACCGTCTTCTATTTTTACAGCATCTCCCCTGTTTGTTAAGAATATAAAGTTACAAAAACTCGGCAGCTCAACTTGGTTTGTACGCATAGCTCTAATGGTGAGAGTTGGTTCTGTAACTTGGTGTTTTAACTTGTCAGCCATTTTGCCTACAGAACCTGAATCTGCCATACGAAATTCATCTACAACAAGAAAAAGCGCTGTTCGCATGTATAAATTAAATTGTTCTTCTATATTTTCTAAAGAACGCATTGGAACTTGTCCTTCACCAAATAAAGGTTTTAAAACTTTATGTATTAACAAACCTTTACCAGTGCCTGGAACGCCTGTAAAAATCCAAGCTGTCATTGTTTTTCTTTTGTTTTGATAAATATAAGCTAACCAATTTATAAAGTGTTCAAATTCTGTTACTCCATTTCCAAGTACGTGAGAAATAAGAGTGTGTATATTTGGTGTTAATTTTTTTAATTTAGTTGCTGTGCCATATTCTAATTGTTGTGTTTCTTTAGCTTGTAACATGTATTGTGTACGTCTAAATAAATTAACAAAATAAGGAGCTTCTTCAAGTTCAATACCTTTATCTGAGGAAGGGTCAAACACAACGCGTGCATCTGGAACAAAATCAGGTAATGCTCTATTATGAGTTCGCATAAAATCTTCAAGAGAGTTTTTATTAGTAGGAGTTAAAGGGTAATCATCTGAAAACTGTTGGGTTACATCGTTAAAGACGCCATTGTAATAAGTGTCAGTATGAAAGTCTCTTAGTACAACAGGTTTTAGTTTTTGATTGTTATTAATTTTATCTGCAAAGATTTCAAATATGTTTTTATAAAAGTCAGGATCTGCTTTTTGTATTTCCCAAATAGGCTCGCCTTTAAAGTTATACATATAATGAGGGTTGTCTAATACAAAGTAATACGCTCCGCTGTCGCCTCCATTTACATTACAATTAACATAAGGCTCAGCTACTCTAGAAACTTCAATAGTCATTTTATCTGGGTTTTGTAAAACATCTTGAGCTTCGCCAGCTACGCTTAGTGTTGTAACTTTACCAGTTTTCTTCGGTAAGTTTTGTTTTTTACGTAAGTTGTCTTTTATTTGTATGCCTAAATTGTGTACACGTTCAGGGTTATGAGTGTAAGTAGCTAAGTCTAAAGTAGCTTGGCTTCGTTTTACTAATACAAAACGTTGATCTTTTATAGGGTCTTGTACACCTTCAAACTTTGGAGGAGCAATATAAATTAATTTACTATTGTCTGCTACTGATGGGTCAAGTATGTAACACAAACTTTGTCCGTTTGCTGACAATTTTAATTGGTCAGCTAATATGTCGGTTTCGTAATTTAACATACGTAACCATTCTTTTAATGTTTTAGGGTTAACAGATTGTTTTAAAAGAAAAAAGAAATGTAAACTAATTTTATTTTTCTTTAAACCTAAAGATGCACTAGCTTGAGCAATGTAACTAACATCTTGAAAGTATTCAGGTAATTGTGCAATAACTTTTTCAGCTACAGATTGTACGTTTGTAATTTTAGAAATAGGTAATTCTAATCCATCTATATCTATTACAAGTAAATCAGCTGGTGCAAGTCTGTCTGCAACAAAGGCTCTTGATTCATTTTTTAATGGTGTTTTTAAAGGACCTTTGTGTAAACAAGCACCAGCGTCTGCTGCAGTTTGTAAATGTTCAAATAATTCTTTTAAACCTTTTTGAGATTTGTTTATTTCAAATTCGTTGGATGTAAATTTTTTAACTAAAGGATAAGGTTTTGTACCATTTTTAGTTATCTCTTTTACAAGAGGGTGTTTTGCTTTTAAAAAAGTAATTTTCATAACAACTCCATTTTGTTAATGAAAGCTAAGTTTAAATATTTTTAGCTTTATAAATTTCTTCACGGTCTATCTTAACATCATTATCAGCTTCAAATGCAAGCTTAACTTGTCGAGGACCTAAAGAAGTAATAGTAATTTTACACAATTGTTTATTCTTATCATAAATTATGACTGAATCTTTTTTCTTTCTTGTTAATACTAAATTACTCATTATTTATCATATCTTGTACTGTGGTTGCCTTCTGCATCTAGCGGTAAATCAGAACACCAATTTGGTGCTGTTTTCATTATACCTAGGATCTTATCTAATGTCTCGTTTGGTTGTACTGATGAGCCAAGAGAAATAATTTCGTCATGTATTTGCAGTACAACATCTAGATCAGGCTGTCTGTGCACTTCTAACATTTGCTCAGTAATAACTATACGAGCTAAAGCTTGAACTATATTTTCTGTTAAACGAGGTCCGTGTGTCCTGATTTGTGTTTTACCAGACATATACATAAATTGATTTTGTATATATGCAAGTTGTGGGTATTGTAGTTGCATACCATTTGGCAGCTCTAGTGCTTTGTAGCGTACAGTTAAAGGTCCGTAAGTCATGCCATCCGAACTACGGTTCAACATGTAAAATAGTAGTTGTTTAGAAGCGTTCCATAAACGATTAATGTTTGGGTACTTAGCTCGATACTGACTAACAATAGCCATGGCTGTCGAGTCTGTAATTTCAACGGAGGGAGAACCTGACTTAAGTGTTAACTTAAATTTGTCAGGCCCCATTCCGTACCCCAAACCGAGTATAGCTGTTTTACCTACATATCTTTCTAGCTTGTCAGCTTTTGTTATTGTTCGTCCATATATATCAGAAGCAAATTCGCTGTACACATCTCTGCCAGCAGCAAAAGCGTCAATCAAATCAGCTTCTTTTGCTAGCCAAGCTAACATACGAGCTTCGATATTAGATAAATCAGCAATGTACATAGTACGATTAGGTGGACTTATAATTGCAGTACGTAACGCAGAGCCCCGAGGTAAGTTTTGTAAGTTAATTTTATCTGAACCCCCAAACCTACCTGTGTGTGCAGCGTAATATCTAAGTGGTACACTAAAGGTACCGTCTGGATTTGTTGCGTTTATCATACGTTCAGCACGTGTTTCTTCAATACGTGATTTTACAGCTTCTCTAGCTTCCCAAATATGATTGTACTCTGGGTGAGCTCTACACATTTGTATGTAACCACCGTCAGTTTTACTAAAAGCAGGTATCATTTTACCAGTTGCAACACTTTTCTTTTTAGGTATTACAAGGTTTAGATCCTCAGTTAAGTACGTAGCAAACTTTACTTGAGAGGCTAAAGTTTCTCTGGTTAGTCCACTTTTTTCTATTAAGTTCTTTGTGTTTTCAAGGATGTTTTTTCTATGCTCTATTAACATGTCAGTGTCTAACATAAGTTTAGGTTCTACAAAAAGTCGAACAGTTAAGTCAATCAAATCTAACTCTTCCTGTGGATAACTTGTAAGTAATCTTTTAAAGATTGCATAAGTAAGATCTACATCTTGTATACAATAACCAGCAATAGATTCTTCTACGTTAGGTGGTAAATCAACTATGCCCTTTGCTTGTACAAGTTCGTCTCCTTTACGCATCGTATCGTCATTTGGAAATAAACGCTCAGCTACATGCATCAAACGTGCAGATTCATTTGGGTTTGTACCACGAGCCATGGCCGCTGTGTCATAATAATATGCGGGTTGGTATCCGTAATACTGAGTAAGTATATAAGCATCAAATAAAGTATTATGACAAACAAGGGCTATTTCATCCCAATCAACTTGTGCAAAGAAATCATGACATTCGTCACCTGTGATCCAGGTTGTTTGTTCATCTTCTAGTCGAACACCTACGCCCCATACTTTAAACTGAGGGTGAGTGACATACTGAACAGTTGATATTTTAGATAAAGAAACATTAGTATCATAATAAGTTTCAAAATCTAAATATAATTTTTTAAGGGTTGGTGGCATCATAGACTCCTACATGGTCTTCCATTATTTTTCTTGGTATTTCAAAGGCTATTAGTAAACGTAATAATGAATCAAGTTCATGGTAATTACCGCTTTCTACATCATCAATAATACTGTTTAATAGCTTTGCTATAAGATTGTTATCACTCATAGTTCCTCCTTGGACTATTTTATTTTTTAGAGGGTTTTGTTTCCCGTTCCTCGTACGTTGTAAACGTAGTTCCACAATTTAAACATTTCCTACGTCGATAAACAAGTTCGTCTAATACAGTTCTGGAATCGATTACTTTTGTTTTTGAATTGCAATCTCTACATTTCATGTTGCAGATTCAACATAATCTTCCCAAGGACCGTCAAAATCGTCCCAAGTCATAGTAACTTGTTTTACTTCTTGTTCAGGTATGTTGTATTTTTCTGCTGTGGCAGAGACGCCAAGTTCAAAACAATCATCGTAAACGGAATGCATCCATTTTTTTAGTGCGCCCATATTATTTCTCCTTAAGTTTTCTGGTACCAAATAGTTTTATAAATTGTTTAAGTGCTTCTTTCGTTGTTAATGGTTCTTCTTTATAGAAACGTCGTTCATCATTTGACATTCTGTGCCATAGCATAAAATTATCTTTATAAGTTTCTTTTATATTGTAATTAAATTCTTCTTCGCTGTATGACATTGTTACCTCCTTAGTCTGTCTTACGCCAATCAGGTTTTACTTCTTCCCATTCAAATGCAGGGCGATTAAAGTTTACTTTGAAAACACGAACAGGTTTTTGTTTTACTGTAAGCTTTTCGTGCATCATTGTTTTCTTCATAATAAACAAAACAATCGATGCGCACAAGCCACCTACCATAGCAGCAGTAGTGCCAGAAAAAGTGCCATAAAAACAAAGCAACAATGTAATAGTAATAATTACATCTACAAAAACATCGTGACCGATGGCCTTACGGCCACCGACTTTAAGCGCAAGAAAGAGCAGTCCTAGCGCGCTGAGTATGCCTACTAGTATCATCATTCCTCCTTTGCCACATAAGATATGCCATATAACCAAATTGAATAAGTTCAATAAGAATCCAAAGAGCTGTTGTTGCAGCTGATATAAGTTGTGCCATTAGTTTAACCTCCATATAAGATAAGTTGCTACACCACAAAGTACGGCAATACTAAGTAGTGTTAAGAAATGCTGTAATGAAACAGCAATAGCAATGAGCATAAGCATCACTACTGAACCGGTAAGAATAGACTTTCCGTAATCTTTTAGAAGTCTATTACATTTTGATAATTTCGCCATAAGGTGCCTCCTCAGCATAAGTTGTAACCCAAAGAACTGGATAAGATGGTTGGTCTGCAAAGTCGTTTGATTCAAGATCAGTCAGATAAACTAACGCAGCTACATTAGGTAACTTCTCGTTAATGTAATCTACAACAGGGCTAAAACAAGTACCGCCCCTACTTTGATATGTAACTTTAAGTGGTAAGTCTTCGCGTGCGTATTGAGTATATTCTTGTACGCTAGTATCAAATTGCAAGAAATGAATATGATTTGGATTCAAGTCATGTAAGATTGCTGTAGTTTCTGAAGTAAATTGTTGCAGCTCTTCATCTGATATAGAACCTGAAGTATCAACTGCAATTGCAATTTCTTCTAAGCAAGGATTGTATGCAGAAGGTAAAAACATACCTTGGCCTATAAACCGTCTGTTAGGTCGAGACCACGAATAATCAGAAGTATTATTAGCACGCAAGAATCTTGCAAGTACAGAACGCCAATCTACTTTAGATTCATTGACAGCTTCTATAATAGTAGATAAATTACCAGGTAGTTTACCAGCAGCTTTAGCAGATTCTGCAGCTTGATTTATTGCAACAGTTTCTTGTGCTTCAATTGCTGATTGTTTTTGAGTAGTGCCATCCATATGGGGGTGATCTAACACACCACCACATCCACCAGAATCTACATTAACATCGTCCCAACCTAGAGGAGGTTCAGGCAGGAGATTGTAGATTTGTTCTGTAGACATGCTGGCATATTGAGAGTCATGTAAACCCCCATCTGGAAGTACAAAATTGTTTTGTAAAAGTAAAAGGTTAATAGCATGGTCAGCAGCTACATTCCATTTACTTGGGTGACGTTCTTGCCTACGTGTGTGATGCATAAGTACACAGTGCATAACTTCGTGAGCTAGAAAACCAATACGTTGTGCTTCTGATAATTTAGTAAACCATTTTAAATTGTAGAATAAATGCACACCGTCAGTGGCACCTGTTTGGTCTTCCCACTCAACAGGTTTAAGTCTTAAGCACAAAGTGCCAAAGAAAGGTTGGTCAAGAATAAGTCTTGATCTTGCTTTTGTGAATAGTTCATTTGTCATAGTTCTAGTTTCCTTGTTAGTACTTCGGCCTTGCGTTGTTCAAAACGTTCAATAAACCATTGATGTTTAGCTCTGTCTGGATCTTTTGAAAGTTCAGGACAGCACATAGCTTCTAATTTATTTGTATCTAGCCACGCCATAATATTTCCTACTTTCCAACCATTAGGATCAGTTGGATACCGTGGTATAAGTAAAGAATCAAAATCTATTTTGCCTATAATATCTTGTTGCCATACAGGTAAAAAAGTATGAGTACGGCGAACTACTTTAGGTTGCATGCCATCTGGCCAATCGTTTGCGACCCTTTGAAAAGAATCAGGATAATTTTTAGAAGCTTCTAAGTTATAACCACTAAGAGGTTCCCAACCTTCTCTAGACCACTTCTTACTAACAGAAGGATAGCCTTGGTTTAAGCCATAAATTTTAGTAGCGTTGTACACAATCTTTGGATCTGAATAATGTGTAACATCATTGTTATCGGTCCAAGGTCTAGGTACATACCATTTGTAACTATTTAGTCTGGCATAACTTCTACCGCCGCAAAAATTATATTGTACCCAGTCACCTGGTTTGTACATTAATTGAGTATTATTCATTTTTCTTTATCCTTAATTATTAATGCAACAGCGTAAAGAGAGAAAGCCATAAACATTAATATTGGTAATAGTTGTAGGTCCATTAGTCATCTCCTAATAATTTGTCAGTTAGTAATACTTCATTAAGCTCACTAAGTTGGTCTTGAGCAAATTCTTTTTGTTCTTTTGCTTTTTGAGTTCTATTAACTTTCTCATTAACTTTTTGAATGTATTCAGGTTTAACTAAATCTGATAAGCTTGGGAAAGCTTTAAGTGCTTGATTTAAGGTTGTAAAACTATTTAAAGTATCAGTAATTTTTTTAGTAAACTGTCTACGTTTTAATGCAAGATTGTTATTGTGAATATCAATTTGTAATGCTTTGATAAAACTAGGATCAGTGGGTGTTACATGGATATCAAGTGAATCTGAATAGTAACTTGCACACATAAACTTAGGAACAGTGTAAGGTGTTGACAAAGGTATTTCAAAAGATTTGTTGTACTCTCTATCGTCATCGTCATCGTGTACAGAAGAATGTAATTGTATACTATTTATTTCTTTCATAGATATATTAATAGTATCTTGGAAACATTCTTTTGTAGTTGAGATAAACTTTGAAAGATTTGGTTTGATATGAGTATCAAAGGCGACATCGCCTATCTCCACAGTTTGCTCTTTAAAATCATGAGTGTTGTTAAATTTTGTTTTTGCTGCGCTTTCAATTTCATCAACTAAACGCATAGACATTCGTACTGTAGCCATAATAACCTCCTATAATGATTGGCTAGACTTGTAAGTTTGAATCAAACCTACAAGTTCAAGTATTAAATTTACATTTCTATAGAAAGGTAAAGCTTGTTGAGACTTTTCCTCCATAGATAAGTTGTCGATTGCATATATTTCTTTTATCTTAGCTTCATTAGCAGCTTTGAACTCAAGAATATCTGCGGGTGTGATGTTATCTAATTTCATATAACCTCCTTATAAAATAACATTAGCATTTTTGACAATCCAAGATTTTACATCTGGATGCGTTTTAAGTTGTTTGTCTTTGGACATACAACCTTTGACGGCTACAACTTGGAACTCAACAGGTAGTTTAGATGTAACTTTCATAATGTTTTCCATCTTAGAATCTTCTGCTCTTGTAGCAAGTGCGCCAGATAGAGCAAACAATACAGCTGGGTTTTCATCTTTTGTTTTAGAATAAGTACTTGGGTCAGCAATAAGCTTGTCTATGTCAGGCAATTTGTCTGCTATTTGTTTGAACGCAACAAACTCACCTGCTGGTCCGTCACCTACAAGAGATGAGACGCCATAAAAGAAATCTTCTTCTGAAATTCTATCGTCTTGAACTTTGATTTTTTTGTCTACAAAAGCCCAGGATCTAGGAGTAGGGAATGCATACTCGTCAGCTTTGAAACTGTACAACAGGTTAGGTCTGTACTGTAAGAAAGAAATGATGGATGATTCAATAGCATTAGCAAAAGCCCAATCAGACCACGAGTCTATATTTGGAGACAACTCGTAGTGAGCAAGCCTGTTACGAACAGGTGAAGGCATTTGATATACTGCTGCGGAATCAGTTAGTCTGTTACCTGCAGCCATGATTGACCAACCATCTGGTAAAACGTAATCACCAACTTCTCTGGTAAGTAGCAATTGTAAGAAAGCATTCTGTGTTGCCGGTGGTGCAGTAGGTAACTCGTCAATGAACAAGATACCACGGTCCCCGTCCCGTTGTGGTATTGGAAACACATCTGGTACAGCCCAGCGTGTAAAACGTTTGCCAGTTTCTTTTACTTGGACGATATGAGGTATACCTCTTACGTCTACTGGATCAAACAAGTTTGCACGAAAGTCAATTAGGTTGAGACCCATTTGATCGGCAACTTGTTGTGGAATGTCTGACTTACCGATGCCAGGACCACCCCATACCATGGTGTTGATTCCGGCACGCATATTAGACTTGATTTCTGATATAAGTGTTTGTGGATTAATTTGATGCATGAACTTTACCTCCTTTCGATTGGTTCTACATTGGTTACTTTAATTTGCTCGTTAAAAGTTAATTTCTTAACAAAAGCAAGTTTTGCTAACAGCTTGTAATTAAACCCGCTGTTATACTTTGGTGCGTCAAACTCAATAGTTATCTGCTGATGTGGGTTAGTTTTGTCTACAAATGTAGACCTCCATTTAATCATTTTTACCTCCTTGAATGACAGTTAAATGTGGTTTCTTATCTGGTTCGAACACGATTTCAAACTCACCGTCTTCGGCATTTGATTCAAACCAAATACCAACGTACAAAGGCGCATTAGGTTCAGTGTGTGTCATAGAACCACGATACGCCTCGATACAACCAATAAGCTGGTGATTTAACGCTTCTAAATCTGTGACTTGGTCACCGAGATTTGGCATTACTTCACATTCCCAGCCCATTGCTTCTTCGCTTACGTCCTTCGGATCACGGTCCGTCGTGTCATGATAATCAGTTGAAAGACGTAAATGAAACTTTGTTATTAACATACTCTAAACCCCCCGCTGGCTTGTACGAATCTTTGAAACTCTTGAACGTTTTCAGCATCAAATGGATATGACTTAGCAAAAGAATCTTTTTTACCTGTACCAGCGCAACCATTACATTGCCCTTGTACATACTTATCATTTCGTATACCTGTAGTATTGCAAAGGTCACAATCTACTTGTTCTAAGTTATCTAATTCGTCTTGGTACTCTTTTTGGTACTCAAGTGTATTACCCAAAATTAACTCGCGTTGAAGTATTTGAGCTATCTTTTCGGCTTGTTCTTCATCAATTAAATAGCCACTATTTGTATGACCTGCTTCTACATCTTCTTCCGAGAGGACATCCGAGCAAACGTCGGCTACATACATCCATAAAGGACGCCACCACCATACGTTGTTTCTAAAGTAGTAACCTACATTAGTCCTTTCGAATTCTTCTAGATCATTAAAGTATTGATCTTTTTCTTCTTGTGTAGCATCTCCAAAGTCCGGTTGTACCGGTCTTGCAGATATTAGTTTTGGATTTTCTCCGTATACATCCATTCCCATATTTACCTCCTGTAATTAATGGTTGACATAAAAAAAGGCTAGATACTTTTAGGGAGCAATCTAGCCTTAGTGCGAAGCTTTTCATCTCCGCGCGAGCTTTCCGTAACCACCGTCCCGAGCTTTAGTAGGTCCTCGGAATGACCATAATACCTAGTTACACTTTAAGACGAGTTTGATGAATAACTCACTAGGTATTAAGCCAGATCAAACATACTCTTTGTATGCTCTTTAGTCTGCTTGTTCAGGTCAATTGCTACCTTGATAGATTTATCTACTACGTTGTTGTAGTTCCATTCAGCTAGTCTTTGAAGCCTGCGTTCAATCTCTGTTCTAACTCTGTTAGAGTCAAGATTAGTTTTCGAAAGACCAAAGTGAGTATCAGCTTTATCTACAGCTGCTGACAACATCCTTGCTTTCCTACCGAGGTCGAACATTTTATCTTCACGTTCGATGAGCCACGTTGGTAGTGCATCTTTAGGATTAGATCCTTCAGCGTCTTCCTTGTACTCATATGCAATAGCTACAAACTCAGCCCAGGTTCTAGTGGTCAACTGTAGAAAGTTGATGCCAGTTGTCTGCGGGTCAACTTCGAGCAGTGGCATTAGACCGTCTACTACCTGTTGAACTTGAGTATCAAACAACTCTTGTTCCTTGGCTTGTTTTTCTTCATCGTCGCCTAAGAAAGCAATTGGTGTTCCTTTCTTTGCGTCGAATATCTTCATCATCCCGACTACACGAGATTTATTGAAGGTTGGTTTGTTATCAACGTCCAAACTGTATTTCTTGTAGAAATAGTCTGGTAGTTGTATTGCATCCGGAGTAGATCTCTTTTCAGAGCCTTCTGGATCGCCGTTTGTGTCTGCAATGAACATAGACTCATCTGTTTCAATTGCGTTTACTAACTCTGGACCAATTTCTTGGTCAGCAGGGTCAAATATATCGATATTCTTAGCCATGGTATACCTCCTTGATTAAAGCCAAAATTACGTCACCTTTTGCTCGCGAACGAATTTCTTCTTCCTCCGCGTTTTTGAGAACCCACTCGGGTACATGTACTTCACTCATAATAACCTCCTTATATGTAATATATGATTAAATACACCAAAATACTCATAACACGACCTCCCCGAGGGCGTGATTTTGACAGGGTACTGTAACAGAGGAACGTAAGAATGCGGGTTTCAGAGCAGATGTTACAGCTGTTACAGATGATTTTTGAGTAGTGTAACAGTCTGAAAGGTGCGTGGTTGTAAGGTTTCTGAGTATAATGTTACATGTTACAGTAAAAAAGTAACTTAAACCTAGAACAAAGGTCCACGGTCAGTACTAGTACAACTTCTAACTTGGTTTTGCTGTAACACTGTAACACTTCAGATAGTGACGAGTCGCAAACCCTTGCTACTACTGGCGAAAACTATGTTACAGGGGTATGTTACAGAAGGGGATTATTACGTGTAACATCTGTAACAGATTTTTCACCGATTGGCATACTAGATTCGCTGTCAGCGACAAACTATTTAATAAAAAACCCCCATTGCGGGGGTATGATAGTAGTGATAGTAGTTACTGTTCGAAGTAATGTTTGAGTAGAGTTGGAATGAACATTCCGGAGATTAATAAAGATGAACCGTGGACAATGGATACATGATATCCAGTGCCTATAGTTTTAATTGAATAGAAGATTAAGAAAGAAGCGAGGACTAATGAAAGCCCTCGTAGTAGTTTATCCATGTTATCCATTAGGTTTATTCCTTTTGTTAACATATCCTTTACCAACTTCATCGATTGCATCGTGACCATAAGCCATGAGCTTGCCGATACCTCTTAGTGTTAGTCCACTAGCTTTTGCTGTAAGACTAATCGCTGAACGTGTAACACCCAAGACTGTTGTCTTAGGTGTTGTTCTACCGAATGGGAGTTCTAATTGCTTAGCCATTATGAAGCCTCCTTCTTTTTCTCAATTGGAAATAAGTAGATAGGTTCTACCTTTCCGTTGACGACTAACGGTTGGAAGTTAGGATATACTGTAATACCTTTGCCTCCGTTGTTAGCTATGCCGAGGTCAGTCCAGCCTGCTTGCTCGACCATCTCGCCGTGCTCATCCTTCTTAGTGAATGGGCGTTTTACTTTTACTGTATATAATGTAGTCATATGTACCTCCTATGGTTTAGACTAAAGTTAATAACACAACAGGACTCGTATCAACCGAGCCCCGTCGAGGTTGCTTTGAAAGGTGAACCTGAACCTTGGTTAATCTCCACATGATTCTGTATAGTGTTTATGTGGATAGAAATCGCTGTTCCATAAAGATGGGTCGATGCTTCCAGCTTTGTTAATAGCATCAATTACTTTGGAAGCTTTGTTCACAGCTTCTTGACCTTGACCGAAGTCATGCTTCAACTCTAGCCCTAGTTTCTTAGACCAGACTATTCGCACTTTAACTGTGCAGTACTTATGCTGACCAGATGAGAATGTATAAAGCTCTGCAGTTACATCGTCTTTTAGTTTCCATCGTTTGTTCATAATAATCTCCTATAAAGTTAATAACACTCAGTGACACATAACAGTCGGACCCAGTCCGTCTGCTTTTGGACAAGGTTCCAAGGTCGTATAATATGAAACAAGGTTCCAAATTGTAAATCGGGGAAGGGGGGTCGCTGACAGCGGGGGAGGAGAAGATGAATGAGCGATATGGTATAGTGTTTTTATAAAAAAAATTTTCACAAAAAATTTATGGCAAAAAAAGTATGCGATAGATGTAAAAAAGATCTACCGCTACCTAACTTTTCTACGGAGAAACCCAACTCTGGAAAGCCCTATCCCCGAAACATTTGCAAAGCATGTGTTGTCAAAGACAGGCAAATAAAAAGCAGCGCTAATTTACACACATTCCTTGGACAACTCTTTAACAGTTTAAAATCTAAAAGAAAAAAGCAAAAGTGTGACTGGGATGAAAACCTAACAAGTGGAGACTTATACGAAATCTGGGAAGAGCAACTCGGCCGTTGTGCGTTGTCCGGGAACTTCATGACGTGGCAAAAGGGCGAAGGGTATTCAGACTATAATGTGAGTATCGATAGGATTTCACCCTCGGGCCGTTATGAACGAATTAATATCCAACTTGTATGTTATCGTGTTAACATCATGAAACATGTACTAACTGATCATGAGTTATATTGGTGGTGCAAGAATATAGTGACAACTAAGGAAGATTTTTAATATAATTCGAACATATGTCTTTACTAAAAGAAAAAGAAGAAGCTACTATAATTACAGAGGGGGATAGAGCGGAGTTACAATCCCATTTCCCATATGCAGGTGTCCACCTGGGGGAGCTGTCTGTTCAAGAAGAAAGATTAATTTTGTTCCATCTTCGTGGTATGAGTAAAGCGGCCGCCGGTCGAGCAGCGGGGTACTCTGATATGAGCCATGTATATAGTCTGTTTAAAAAGCCAAATATGCAACAAGCTCTGTCCTATCTACGCGGTCAAATGGTAGAAGAAGTTAAGTTTGATAGAACGGCTGCTACTAATATGTATTTGGAAGCTCACAGAAAATCTGCGAACGCAACTGAAGAAAAAAATGTTGTCGATTCGTTGTGCAAGCTCCACGGTCTATTTGCCCCAGAGAATGCGACTCAAATAAATATTAATGTTGAAAAGGTGCAACAGTTAGAAAAACTTTCCGATGCTGAACTTTTAAAACTAGCTGGAGCAGATACAAAATACTTGGAGCCGAATGGAAATTCAGAAGATTGAATGTAATAAATGCAAAGGGCTATATCCAGATACTTTAATACTTAAAGAGGGAATATGCGTCTATTGTCGAGCGGACGAAGCTGAACAAGTCGCTGCCCCCCAGAAGCAAGAGGCTCAGTCTCAAGAGACAAAAAAACAGTTGTCCGCGCAAAAAAGAGCAGAGAAAGAATTAGCGAAACGCGTATTATGTCGAAAACGTCTTTTACCATTTGTTGAAAGAACTAGTCCTGAGTACCATGCCGGTTGGGTGCATAAAGATATATGTCAAAGGTTAGAAAGATTTAGTGAACAAGTAGCAAATAAGGAGTCACCAAGATTGATGCTTTTTATGCCACCTAGACACGGTAAATCTACTTTAGCCAGTATTGCCTTTCCTGCTTGGCACCTAGGTAGACACCCTGATCATGAATTCATTAGCTGCTCCTACTCGGGGAGTTTGGCGATGAATTTTTCAAGAAAAGTGCGTCAGTTATTAAGAGAACCAGTATACAAAAATATCTTTGAAAAAACTAGACTAAACAAAGATTCTCAGTCAGTAGAATCGTGGAACACGGACGAAGGTGGTGGTTATGTAGCCGCTGGTGTTGGTGGTGGTATTACTGGTAAAGGTGCACACGTTTTACTGATCGATGACCCGGTAAAAAACCGTGAAGATGCAGAGTCAGAAAACAATAGAGAACAAACTTGGGACTGGTATACTTCAACTGCTTACACCAGGTTATCACCCGGGGGCGGTGTGTTAGTTATTCTTACTAGGTGGCACGACGACGATTTAGCAGGTAAGTTGTTAAGGTTTGCTGAACAAGGAGCGGATCAGTGGGAAGTTGTAAAGTATCCAGCTATTGCAGAAACAGATGAGCCTTTTAGAAAAGAAGGTGACGCGCTTCATCCAGAACGGTATAATGCCGACGCTCTTGAACAAATACGCAAGGCCATCGGTCCACGGGACTGGTCCGCTTTGTATCAACAGAACCCAGTATCCGATGAAGGTGATTATTTTTCTCGAGATATGATTAGGTATTATGAGCCGGATGAAGTAGACTATGATAAACTTAGATATTATTGTGCGTGGGACTTGGCTATCGGCCAACGTGACCGAAACGATTATTCAGTTGGCATTGTTGTCGGCGTCGATGAATATGATCAACTTTTTGTAGTTGATTTAATTCGTGGTAAGTACGATGGGTTTGAGCTTGTAGAAAAAATATTAGATTTTTACGAGCAGTGGAGACCTGGCATAGTTGGAATTGAAAGAGGTCATATAGAAATGGCTCTTGGTCCGTTCCTCGAAAAACGTACTCGAGAAAGAAGACTAAATGAGGCATACTTTAAAGACCTAAAAGTAGGAAGACGTGATAAAGAAGCAAGAGCTCGTGCAATACAAGGTAGAATGCAACAAGGTATGGTATACTTTCCGAAGGATGCAGTCTGGTCTGGTCCGTTGGTCGCTGAACTTTTGCGTTTTCCAAATGGTACGCATGATGACCAAGTGGACGCTTTGGCGTGGATTGGTCTTATGATGACGGAATTTGCTACGTTCTATGAAGCACCGGAGCACGAACCGTCTTGGAGGGATAGGTTAAAAAACCTGTCAAAAGGTGTTAGAAATAAATCATCGATGAGCGCTTAATGGCAAAATATAAGAACGATAAACCGAAAAAAAAGCTAAACGAAGCTGAGCAGTTAAACATTGCAAAGCGACAGTGGGAAGCTTATACCCGAGCCAGAGACCATGGCCATACAGACTATATAGAGATTGCAAAACAATGCGACGCGTTTTATAGGGGCGAACAGTGGGACGCGGGCGATGTTGCAACTTTAGATGAACAAGGCAGACCTGCCCTTACAATTAATACTATTTTACCAACTGTTAACACTGTCATAGGTGAACAAAGTACCAGAAGAGCCGATATAAGATTTAAACCTAGGGGTTCGGGTATGCAGGAAACAGCAGACGTACTTACAAAAGTATTTATGCAAATTTCTGATAATAATAAATTAGAG